AAGGGCACCGTGCGCGGCGTGGACGACATCGGCAGCGTGATGGTCGCATGGGACAACGGGAGTGGCCTTTCGGTTGCCTATGGCGCGGACGTCTGCAGGGTGGTGAGCGATGATGAGTGAAACAGTCAAGAAGCAAATTCTTGCCGTGCGTGACACCGGACGCACGAATATGTTTGATATCCATGCAGTTCAGCGCATTGCGTATGACATGGAGTTCTATGAACTGGTGACCTATCTGGAAGATCATCGCCGCGAATATGCACACTTCATCCTCACCGGAGAGGAACAACGGCTGTAACCTACACAATTTTAGTGGCGACAAGGGGCTTCATATTCGTGGGGTTTACAGCAGGACATATCGCGTAATGGACTTGCTATTCTGTGCTTTTAGAGCGAATATGTACCTGCCGAAAGGAAATTACAAATTTACAGGAGGACACGACCATGACAGAGAAGCAGCTCAAGCAGGCCAAGAGCCAGCTGCCGCAGGGCGAGAAATTCGACAGAGCCTACCGCGCCTTTGAAGGCGGCATTCGCTTAATTTCCAAGAAAGCCGACGGAACGGAAACCCGCTACAAGGTCGTTTTCGACGCTGACGACAACGTCCGCATCGAGAAATTTTAAACCACCGAAAAAAACAGCCGAGGTCAGCCCTTCAGGGGCTGTATCTCGCACAGATAAATTTTGAAGGACTGCCGATGGCGGTCTATTTTTATGCCCGGAAGGAGGCGGCGGCTCTTGCGCAAGCTGAAAAAATACAAGCAAACGCGCTTTAAGGCGCAGGATTCAACCTATGACAAGGCAGCCGCCGACTACGCTGTGGCATTTATCGAAGCGCTCTGCCACACCAAAGGGACATGGGCGGGAAAGCCCTTCGAGCTGATTGACTGGCAGGAGCAGATTGTGCGGGATATTTTCGGCACACTCAAGCCCAACGGCTACCGGCAGTTCAACACTGCCTATGTGGAAATTCCCAAAAAGATGGGCAAGTCCGAGCTTGCGGCGGCAATCGCGCTGCTTCTCACCTGCGGGGATGGCGAGGAACGCGCCGAGGTATACGGCTGTGCCGCTGACCGCAATCAGGCCTCCATTGTTTTCAACGTTGCTGCGGATATGGTGCGAATGTGTCCGGCGCTTGCCAAGCGGGTGAAAATACTGGACGCGACCAAGCGGCTCATCTATCAGCCCACCGGGAGCATCTATCAAGTACTCTCCGCCGATGTCGGAAACAAGCACGGGTTTAATACCCACGGCGTGGTGTTTGACGAGCTGCACACCCAGCCCAATCGAAAGCTCTATGACGTGATGACCAAAGGCAGCGGTGATGCCAGAATGCAGCCGCTGTATTTTCTCATCACCACCGCCGGCGATAATCAGAACAGCATTTGCTGGGAGGTGCATCAGAAGGCGCTCGATATTATTGATGGCAGAAAACACGATCCGACCTTCTATCCTGTCATTTACGGCGCGGCGCAGGAGGACGATTGGACGGACCCGAAGGTATGGCGGAAAGCAAATCCGTCGCTTGGCATCACCGTCGGCATGGATAAAGTCAAGGCGGCATTTGAATCGGCAAGGCAGAATCCCGCCGAGGAGAACAGTTTCCGACAGCTGCGTCTCAATCAATGGGTCAAACAGTCGGTGCGCTGGATGCCGATGGACAAGTGGGATGCCTGCGCGTTTCCGGTAAACGAAAAAGCGCTGGAAGGCCGCGTCTGCTACGGCGGGCTTGACCTTTCGTCCTCAACCGACATTACGGCTTTTGTTCTGGTTTTCCCGCCGCTGGATGAAGAGGATAAATACAGCGTTCTCCCGTACTTCTGGATACCGGAGGACAACATCGAGCTGCGCGTGAAGCGTGATCATGTGAATTATGACCTCTGGCAGAGGCAGGGCTTTCTTCAAACCACCGAGGGCAATGTCGTGCATTACGGGTACATCGAGAAATTCATCGAGCAGCTTGGAGAAAAATACAACATCCGCGAGATTGCTTTCGACCGATGGGGCGCTGTGCAAATGGTGCAGAACCTTGAGGGCATGGGCTTTACGGTCGTTCCATTCGGACAGGGCTTTAAGGATATGAGTCCGCCCACCAAGGAGCTGATGAAGCTGACATTGGAAGAAAAAATTGCCCACGGCGGGCATCCGATCCTGCGCTGGATGATGGATAACATCTTTATCCGAACAGACCCCGCCGGAAATATCAAGGCGGACAAGGAGAAGTCCACAGAAAAGATTGACGGCGCGGTCGCCACCATTATGGCACTGGATCGGGCGATTCGGTGCGGCAACGATACGGGCGAGAGCGTTTACGACAAGCGCGGCTTGCTCATTTGGTAAGGAGGCACACAGCCTATGGGCATACTACAAAGCATTTTTAAAGCCCGCGACAAGCCACAGAAATCTTCCGCTAAAAACCTCGGCGGCAGCAGTTTTTTGTGGGGCGGCACGACATCGGGCAAGGTCGTCAATGAAAGAACCGCCATGCAGATGACGGCGGTTTACTCCTGCGTCCGCATTCTATCAGAAGCAATCGCGGGTCTGCCGCTGTTCGTTTACAGGTACAGCGCGGACGGCAGCAAGGAGAAATATCTTGACCATCCGCTGTGGCGGGTCTTGCACGACGAACCGAATCCTGAAATGACCTCGTTTGTCTTTCGGGAAACCATGATGAACCATCTGCTGCTGACGGGTAACGCCTATGCGCAGATTATCCGAAACGCGCGCGGCGAGGTCGTGGCGCTCTACCCGCTCATGCCGGACAGAGTCACGGTGGACAGGGATTCGCAGGGGCGACTGTACTACCGTTATTACAAATGCAGCGACGAAGCGCCGGAGGTCGGAAAGGCAAAGCAAGCAGATATTGTATTCGCGCCGACGGACATTCTCCATGTGCTGGGGCTTGGGTACGACGGGCTGGTGGGCTATTCACCGATTGCGATGGCGAAAAACGCCGTGGGCTTGGCAATGGCGGCGGAGGAATACGGCGCGAAATTTTTCGCCAACGGCGCGGCGCCCTCCGGTGTTCTGGAGCACCCCGGCACCATCAAAGACCCGGAGCGCATCCGGCAAAGCTGGCAGTCCACCTTCGGCGGCAGCTCCAACAGCAACAAAATCGCCGTGCTGGAGGAAGGGCTCAAGTACACGCCCATCGCCATTTCTCCCGAACAGGCGCAGTTTTTGGAAACACGCAAGTTCCAAATCAATGAAATCGCTCGAATTTTCAGGGTGCCGCCGCATATGCTGGCAGACCTTGAGAAATCGAGCTTTTCCAATATTGAGCAGCAGTCGCTGGAGTTTGTGAAATACACGCTGGACCCGTGGGTGATTCGCTGGGAGCAGGCGATGAACAAATCGCTTCTGCTCGACAGCGAAAAGTGCGCGGTGTTTACAAAATTCAATGTGGACGGTCTGCTCCGCGGCGACTACGCCAGTCGCATGACAGGCTACGCGACGGCAAGGCAGAACGGCTGGATGTCGGCAAATGACATTCGAGAGCTGGAAAACCTCGACCGAATCCCTGCCGAACTCGGCGGCGACCTGTATCTCATCAACGGCGCGATGACCAAGCTTGAAGACGCCGGCGCGTTTGCAAATACAACTTCAGCAGAAACGGAGGAACCCTCAGATGGACAAAACAAAACGAAGTCCCGTCCGGGCGCGCGATAAAACGCATTTCTGGAACTGGGACAACGACGAAAACACAGACGCTCGCACCCTATACCTCGATGGTACGATTGCGGATGAAAGCTGGTGGGGTGATGAAATCACACCGCGCATGTTTAAGGATGAGCTGATGGCCGGCGACAGCGACATCGTGGTGTGGATTAACTCGCCCGGCGGCGACTGCGTGGCGGCTTCACAAATCTACTCGATGCTCATGGATTACAAAGGAAACGTCACGGTCAAAATCGACGGCATCGCGGCAAGTGCGGCAAGCGTCATCGCGATGGCGGGAACCAAAGTCCTCATGGCGCCCACGGCGCTCATGATGATTCACAATCCGCTGACTGTTGCCATCGGCGACACCGAGGAAATGCAGAAAGCAATCGATATGCTCTCCGAGGTCAAGGAAAGTATCATCAACGCCTACGAAATCAAGACCGAGCAGTCGCGGGCGAAAATCTCGCATCTCATGGACGGCGAAACCTATATGAATGCCAACAAAGCCATCGAGCTGGGCTTTGCGGACGGCATTCTCGAGGACGCGAAACGCGGCCGCACCGAGGATGTCGTTTTTGCTTTTTCCCGCAGGGCGGTTACCAATTCGCTCATAAACAAGCTCATCCCGAAATCCGCTCCGAAAGCGGAAAAGAAGCCGGAGAACGTCCCTAAGGGCGTTTCCATCACCGAGGCCATGCAGAAGCTGCAGGCTCGTAAATACATTTAACGGAGGTATTGGATTATGAAAAAGGTACTTGAACTGCGCGAAAAACGCGCAAAGGCATGGGACGCGGCAAAGGCATTCCTCGACGCACGCGCCAAGGATGGCGTGCTCTCTCCCGAAGACAATGCAACCTACGACAAGATGCTCGCGGATGTGGACGCAATGGCGCGGCAGATTGCCATTGAGGAGGACCGTGTCGCACGGGATGCGGAAATGAACCGTCCCACCAGCGCACCGCTGACCGAAAAGCCCGGCGCGCAAGGCACAAAACCTGCTTCTCCCCGCGCAACTGCCGAATACCGCGCGGATTTTCTCAACATTCTGCGCGGCAGAGCGCCCGTCAACAACGTGCTGAGCACGTCTCCCGATACCGACGGCGGCTATCTGGTGCCGACGGAATTTGAAACCCAGATTGTGACCGGGCTGGAGGAGGCCAACATCATCCGCTCCCTCGCCAAGACCATCAACACCTCGGCGGAGCGTAAAATCCCCATTGCCGCCACCCATTCCACCGCACAGTGGACGGCGGAGAATGCCGCCTACACCGAGAGCGATCCCACATTTGCACAGAAAACCATCGACGCTTTCAAGCTCACCGACCTTGTCAAGGTTTCCGTGGAACTGCTCCAAGACAGTATGTTTGATTTGGAAAGCTACATTGCCCTCGAATTTGCACGCGCCTTCGGCGTTGCGGAAGAAGAAGCCTTCTGCGTCGGCACCGGAACCGGCCAGCCCACGGGCATCTTCACGGAAAATGGCGGCGCGGTGGGCGTGACGGCAAGTTCCCCGACGGCTATCACCGTCGACAATCTCATC